GTCGCTAATTCAAACAAGAAATGACATTCCTGAAGGTTTGAAAATCTTGTCTAAATTTGAAATCTCTGACAAACCGCCTGTGAAAAGCCACTTGTTATCCCCGGTGGTTGAAAGAGTACCTCTACCTTCCAAGAAGGTAGGGGGAAAAGTCAACTCTGAATATGATGGATAACGCATGGCTCAAACACTCCAAAGCTATATCACGCAAGTTAGATACTTGTTGCATGATGCACAAGGCAATTTCTATTCTGATGACCAGCTAACTGATTACATCAATAGTGCGCGTGAGCGTGTCGTGCGCGACACAGGGTGTTTGAGAACGATTCAAGTATCACAAACGCCAGCACCTTTTGACGAAGGCTTTAGCAATCCAGTACTCTGGGCTGATGGTTTGACTGTCACAACGGGGCAGTTAGTATTTTCAAACATCTATACCTATGTCATCAACAATGGTGGCACATTAGGAGAAGAAGTTCCTCCCTATCCATCAGCAAACAATGTTTATCCCCCTGACAATACTATTTTGACATTAGGTGACAGTTCTGTCACTTATCAGTATGCAGGACCATGCGAAGTAATTAACTATGTGGCTTTGCCGCAAGGGTTATTGACTTTGGATGTGTTGAACATCAATTTGTATTGGGGAAACTCAAGAATACCGTTACGTTATTTGCCTTGGTCTGACTTTAATGCTCAATTGCGTTATTGGCAGAACAATGTGCAAAGACCTATTTGCTTTAGCATTTATGGTCAATCTCAAATATATGTCGGACCAGTACCAGACCAAGCGTATGTGATTGATTTGGATACTGTCATTTTGCCAACGCCAATGGTCAATCTGACGGATGAAGACACAATCAATGACCCCTACGACACGGTCGTAAAGTTTTATGCAGCTCATTTAGCCAAGTATTACGAGCAGTCTTTTGGAGAGGCTGAGATTTACTTGCAACAGTACAAGCAAAAAACCCAATCGGTGTTGGCATCTGTCTTTACTAGAAGGATACCCACGCCCTACTCAACTCCGTTCTAAGTTATGGCAGCCGCAGAGCAAAAAAAATCTTATGAGGTTGTCAAGCAGTTCAAGGGTGTAAATACCAAAGCGAACAGAACGGCTATTGGTGACGATGAGTTCTATTGGTTAGAGAACGCCATGCCTATTGGCTATGGCAACTTGAAGATTACGCCAACCTATTCAGATGTTGGTTCAGTTACTTTTACAAATTCAGTCATTTATTTTGCGTCAGCCAATATTGGTTTGATTGATTATTTGATTGCTTTTGAGTCTGATGGCTCGGCTGAGTATGTGCGCCTAGATACCAATACGCTTGGCACAATTGCTTCTGCTGGCACATTTAGCAATTATGGCATCAACATCTCACAATGGAAAAATGACAGAATTTTAATTGGTGACCCTGTAAAAGGTTACTTCACATGGGATGCAACAAACTTAATACCTATTGGCTCAGTTGGTCAGATTGGTATTTCGAGCGGTGGTTCTAGTTACACTTCTGCGCCAGCAGTTATTATTTCTGCGCCCAATACAGCAAATGGTGTAAGGGCAACTGCTGTTGCGACTATTACGGCTAATGCGGTATCGTCTATTACGATTACAGAAGCAGGAACGGGTTATACAAGCGCACCAACGGTGACATTCAATGGTGGTGGAGGCACGGGCGCTAATGCAGTAGCTGGTATCACGACTTTTGCTACTGGCACAGTTTTTGTATTAGTTACAAGTGGTGGCACGGGTTATACCAATGCATCCAATTTAAGTGTGACTATTTCTGGTGGCGGCGGGGCAAATGCAACTGCTAAAGGCATTATTACTGGCGGTACAGTAAGCCAAGTGATTATGACTAATGTTGGAAGTGGTTATACAAATTCATCCAACATTACTGTAACGATTACTAGTGGTGGTGGCTCTAATGCGACAGCACAAGCCATCATCAATCAAAACCCAATAGTAGGCATACAGTCGTTTTCAGGGCGTGTTTGGATAGCCAATGGACGCACGGTCAGTTATTCTGGTGCAGGGTCGTACAGCAACTTTACAAGCGTTTCTGCTGGACAAGTCACCCTGACTGACGCAACCTTACATGGCAACATTACGCAACTTTTGTCAGCTAACAACTTTCTCTACATTTTTGGAGATGACTCTATCAATGTCTTCTCAGATGTAAGGGTTACTACTACTGGCTTGACTTTGTTTACGAATACAAACGTCAGCGCTTCTGTTGGCACAAGGTTGCAATACGCTATTTATCCCTATTTTAGGTCTGTGTTGTTTATGAACAACTATGGTATCTATGCCTTGGTTGGTTCTACGACTACAAAGATTTCGGATAGTTTAGATGGGGTTTTCCCTGATATAGATTTTACTTACCCTGTATACGCAGGTCAGGTATTGTTGAACAATATTTTGTGTGCAGCATTTAATTTTATGTATACGGGTGGGTTCGGTACATCGTCTAATAGTCGGTATATACAAGCGATATTTTTTGAGAAGAAGTGGTTTTTCACAAGTGCAACAGAAGATTTAGCGTATATCACATCTGCGCCATCGGCTGGAAAGATTTATTTGTATGGCTCAAATGGCAACTCTTGTGTGCAACTGTATTCTGATACCGATTCATCAATTAACAGTTATGTGCAGACTTCTTTGAATCCTATGAAAGACCCAATTAGGACAAAGCAAGCCTTGAAGATTGGTGTTGAGGCTACCTTAACTACGGGCGCACAGATAACGGTAACAGTTGACTCAGAGGTAGGGTCTAGCACACCAGTTTCACTTGGACAATTAGTCAATTGGATTAATAATGTTGCAGTTGTAACTGCATGGGTAAATAACAGTTACGCAGAGATTGGTTGGTTTGGTGGGGGTGGCTATACCTTGTATAAGTCTGATGCTCGGCAATGGGGCAAATATTTAGGTATGACAGTTTCATCGACAAGTCCAGCTTTTGTGATAAATGGATTTGAGTACGAACATGAATTAAGGGTGAGGTTCTAAATGGCAGTTCCATATACGTTTGGTGGTGCGGTAGCAAGTATTCCTTTGTCTAATTTAGATGCTAATTTTGTTACGCCTGTCACTATTGGTAGCACCGCTATACCTCTTGGCAACACTTCGACAACTATAATTGGTCTGACCTCTTTGTCATCAACGGTTGTCAATGTCAACACAACGACCGCAGCGACTGGTGCAAATTTGACTGTCAATGGCTCGATTAAGGGCGTGATTACTTCTGGTACGGCTGTTGCATCAACTTCTGGAACAAGTATTGCGTTTACGGCTTTGCCATCATGGGTAACAAAAATTGTGGTGATGTTTAATGGCGTATCCACAACAGGCACATCTAACATACAAATTCAGTTAGGCACGGGTTCAACGACTTACACGACCACGGGTTATGGCAATGTGTTTAGCGCTTTGAACGCATCGACACTAACAACAGCATCAGCAACGTCTGGATTTATTGTTTTTGCTCCAACTTCCTCGGCTGGTGCGTATTCTGGTCAGTTAACGCTAACAAATGTATCGGGCAACATTTGGGTTGCATCAAGCGTTATGGCTGATACAAATGGCACAAGAATTACTACAAGTGCTGGCAACATATCTTTAGGTGCTGTTTTGACTGCTGTAAGGATTACGACAGTTAATGGAACGGATAACTTTGACGCTGGCTCAATAAACATTCAATATCAAGGATAGACAATGGGACTCAATGCTTTTACTAAGACAGGCAACACGGTAGCGTTTGTTGCAAATACGGCAGCTCCGACTGCGGTGCAATGTGTCTCTACAACGCTAGGTGGCAACCAATACCGCATCATTAATTCTGGCTCGGTTACTGTTTTTCTTGGTTATGGAACAAGTGCGAGTGATGCTGCTAACAACTGTGCGATTGTCTCGACAACAGGCGCATCTTTTCCATTACTAGCTGGAACGGATGAGATATTGACTTTTGTGCCTAATTCTTACTTTACGGGTATTACGGCTAGTAGCAACGCTACTATCTATGTAACACCCGGTGATGGAATGTAATCATGCTAAAGACAGTAGTAACAATTGGCGGTGGCGGTGGTGGCAGTGGAAATGTAACTTCTGTTGGTTTATCAGCACCTAGTTTCTTATCGGTTGGCGGAAGCCCTGTTACTACATCTGGAACGCTTGCTTTAACCTATTCAGGTACGGCACTTCCTGTAGCCAATGGTGGAACTGGGCAGACTACTGCAAGTGCCGCATTTAATGCCTTATCTCCGATAACTAGTACTGGTGACCTGATTATTGGAAATGGCACTAATAGCGCAACACGATTGGCTATTGGCACAAATGGTTATGTTCTTACATCTAATGGAACGACTGCTACTTGGTCGGCATCTAGTGGTGGTGGTGGCACAACAACAAATGCTTTAACGATAGGAACTGGTTTATCTGGAACAAGTTTCAATGGTTCTGCCGCAGTCACCATTGCGATAGATAGCACAGTAGCCACACTTACTGGCTCGCAAACATTAACTAACAAAACATTAACATCTCCAGTAATTAGCACAA